GTTGTGCCGTATTTGCTGGCAATGTTGGAAAGAGTATCTCCACTCTGCACGGTATAGTATTGTGCGTTTCCGGCATTAACCTGATCCTGTACATCGTTATATCGACTTCCAAGAACTGTCTTGCGCACATCTCCATTTCCATATCTGCCGGATAATACTTCCTGTGCCAGATTGTCTATACTTGTCACCCAAATGTGATTTATGAAGTTTTGTACCTCTTCGTACCTGGTTCCGAGATTCCGGATCCGGTCTTCTCCGTTTCCGAATTCTCCAAGCATAGTTTGGTGCGCCAGATCTAAAGTAGATCCTTCCGGAGATGCTGTTGCCGGTTTTGGCGTCTCTGGTTGTTCTGGAACAACTACGTTCGTCTTATCGCTTACAGCGTACTTGCCCCAATCCTCTTTGCTTCCGTAGAATTTATCCAGATCGAGGTTGCCTGCATACCCTGATAGCCTTCCGCAAGATGTATACTGCCGGATCGCGCAGGTGTATTCTCCCTCATTCCAAGGAACATCCTGATAGCCAGTTGGATCGTTATCCGCATACTGTGCGATCCACAAGCCATAGTTACCTATATTGTCGAATTTATATGCAATCGACTGTGAACAATATAAGATCGGATGCACACCGGTCTTACTGTATACATAATCTAGCCAAGACTTGCACCAGGCGTAATCGCAGTTACTAAAGGAGCTGTTGTTTTCTGCTTCCCAGTCCAGGACAAGCATTGCTTCTCCAAGACGATTGCCAACATTTCCTAAAAAGTAATCCGCTTCCGCCTGAATGTTTCCGCCGTTGGCATAATGGTAGATTCCAAGGCATTTTCCGGCAGCTTTCGCCTGCTCATAGGCTCTCATATAATCCGGATTTACATAATTTATCCCCTCTGTCGCCTTGATCACCACAAAATCACATGGTACAACCGCAAGATTGATCCCGTTTTGCCAGCTGCTGATGTCGATTCCGTTTAATGCCATAACATTTCCTTTCTACCGCTAACTTTTGGTGTTAAAACAAATAGCTTCATCTGTATGTGTCTATTCGTCCTTATTCATCTGCTTAATCAACTGGTTCACATAATTACTAAGTCCAGCCACTAAAATTCCCTGTACAATTGCCGTAAAAATAGCCATTGCAATATTTTGTGTGCCTTTAAGGTCGCAAGTTGCTACCACGTAGATACCGCAGATAGTAATTCCAACAACACCGAGTATCGCTGGAATATACTTGTCTGTTATTTTTTCGGTATTTTTTAAACCGATTCCAACAAAGTATAGTACAATTGCAACTACAACCAATTCTGGTTTTACATAATTTAAAATCTGTTCCATAGCCTTAATCTCCTTTTTCTTTCAGATGCAATTCTTCTATTTCATGCATCATTTTCGTTATCATTCCATTACCGCCTAGCCTGTGATACGCTTTATACATCTCACAGAAATTTTCATATGCATATGACGGTATTGTTCCAAGTTTCATATACTTGTCGTGGTATTCGATAAGCTGTACTCTCAAAAGTAGCATTGTTCCAGCGCTATTAGCGTTACGGACTTCTTTTTCTTCCGCAATCCTGGCATCACGTTCCTTTGCATCCGTAGCTTGTTTCTTTTTCTGCTCTTGTAGCAACCACACGATGTATCCAAGAAAAATCGGCAGTGCGATCATATATGTTTGTAATAAAAATGCTTTCAATATTCTATTCTCACTTTCGTATATTTTATGAAAATGCTTTTTCTGGTTTTGCTCTAATATCCATAATTTCCTCCATTAAAAAAGACAGCTCCGAAGAGTCTGCCTTTTGTCTGTTATTCTGTTATAATTTCTTGCCACATCTCGGACAGTAGTTAATCGGTATATTCATTTCCATCATGTTTTCTTCACCGCCGTAATCCGATACACCAATGTGTAGTACACTTTGTTCATCAACTTCACCACCGAACAGCCACAATTCCAACCGTTTTACCGGATCTCCTTTAGCAAGTACCACCGGACGTGCACTCAACAGATTGCTCATATCCTTTTTGCCAAAGAGTACCTTTCTGCTACAAAATTCACATTTCTCCATTTCCATTACCTCTCTGATATTTTTATTTTGATTGTATCAGATAATGTAATGGTTAAGAGATTTTCAAGAGAGTTCGATTTTTTTCGATACCTCATTTTCAAAAACTATAATTCCTCGTGTGCGTTTAATAGCTTCCTGTACTTTTGGCTCATTCAACAATATTTCCTTGTATACATTCGATTTCACAATAATATAGAATTTCATTTTTAGCGAATTTCTTCATTGCCAATATCCATCAGATCATTATACTGTTCCTCAGTAATCCTGCCCGTGGCGAAGAAAATGTCAATCTTATTTTTCAGATCTTCTGTCAGACCGTTTCTTTCCTTTAATTTTTTCAGTGTCTTGTATAACATAATCATACCTCCAATTCTGTAAGTGCCACGGCATATTCGGAATTTACATAGGCTTCTGCCGACTGTGTGTCGATATCCTGTGTCTTTGCGTCCATGTCGTAGATGTAATCTCGGTTGTCGTTAAGTTGCTTCTTTACATAATCCCATCCATTTTTCATGGAAATCGGGTAGTTAAATACTGTATATCCGTCCAACTGCTCTGAATTGACGCTGATGTTTGTTACTGGATAATAGGTTACAAGTTCTTTTAATGCCTGTGTCTGTTCTGGTGTGAGGTCGGTTTCTTGTTGCTCTAATAATTGATAAATCACATCAAAATCAATACTCAGCTCCTTTAATTCTTGCGCGGTATATAATTCATCATTTGGTTTTTGTATATTTTTAATATATGCCATTGATCCCATTGTACATGTTGTCCAGGCCGTCCATTCAAATGCTGAAAATATGCACTGGTCATTACCAATTCTACTATAAGGTGCAATGTCAAAGGCTAATCTATATTCTTCATTAATAACCCCGTTTTTTGTATTAAGTTTTTTCCTTTCACACATTCTAACTACTTTTCCACGCTCAACATCCACATAATCCGCAATATACTGCTGTCCATTGATTGTGACGTTGCCGCCAGATGCTACTGGGATGGCGTTGAGAGTGTAGGGGAGCTGGACGGATTGCTCGGTGTATGGCTCGTAAGCTGTAGCTTCTGAACCCATTTCCAACTGGACATCATATGCTTTATCTCCCGCAACGCTTTCATATAAAATAAAGCCTATTTTTTCTACATCTCTTTCGGGAACAAAATTAACAAAATTCTTGTTTGTAAAAATAATGTTATTGCTTTCACCATTCGTGTATCTTAAACATACAAATTTAGGACTTGAAATACTAACTGTGGTTTTTAATGAAAATGTATAAGCATTATTCGCTTTTAAAAGCAACGGTCTGGCGCCAATAGAACTACTTGTTATGTCTACTTGCATAGTATCTGCTGTTGCTATATATGTTCCATTTTTTTGTTCGACGTTTCCTAATGATAATGTTTTAAAATTATCCCATAAATTTTTTCCACACACCTTCATAGTCGGATTCACCACTCTTTTTATCTCCTGCGGATAATCCGGTGATGGGGATGGCTGACCTCCAACATAAGGTTCATATATTGGTTCATTTCCAATACCTAAACATACTTTTGATAAATCGAAACCGGGTTCTAAAAGATTCTGTACATATTTCGCATCAATAGTTAATGTACGTGTCGATATAGTAGCATCTTTGTCTAGTCCGAACCACTCTCTTTTTGTTTTGTCCGCATTAAAAAAAAGGAAGTTACCGCCACTGAATTTTGTTCCATCTGTAATTGCAAAAACTTTTGTTTCTTTTGGAATCGAAACTTCTATAAATTCGCTATATTTAATGTTAGGCGGTAATAAATTTATGCCTTTATACTGCTTCTGCTCACTCCGTCCATACAGCATCATATCCATGATTTTGCCATTGTCAGAATCTGCCAGATGAGTTTCACCCTGATTCGATGCATAGAACTT